AATTAGGTTTGAAGATGTCTAAGGTAACTAAAAAAGTTGGATGCTCTAATCTTAAAACATTAATTGAAGATGATAAGTTGCTTATTCCTGACTACGAAATTATTAGTGAGCTTACAACATTCATTCAGAAGAATCAATCTTTTGAAGCAGATGAAGGACATAATGATGACTTAGTAATGTGTCTTGTATTATTTGCTTGGTTAGCAGTGCAACCTTACTTTAGAGAGATGACAGATAATGATGTAAGAAAGCGTATCTATGAAGAGCAGGCAAATCAAATTGAACAGGATATGTCACCGTTTGGTTTTATTGTAGATGGGTTTGAAGATGAAGAGGTAAAGTTTGTAGATGAAAGTGGTGATGTCTGGCACCTTGATGAGTATGGAGATGTAGCAGCAGAAGTTTCATATATGCTGAGATACTAATGGATATAGAAGATCAATTTTCATTAGAGCATTTACTTTTTCGAGAAAGAACATGTAGAGTATGTGGAGAGACAAAAGATTTGTTGACAGATTTTTATAATATTCGTAAGGGCAAGAAATATCTTCCGTCTTCATATTCTTACGAGTGTAAAGATTGCACAATCAAAAGAATTACTAATAGAAGACAAAGAAAACACCCACAACTATCAGAGTATCCTGATTGGTAGAATGCTCATGCATTGTTTCCCCGTTTGAAAAAAGCATTTTCCTAAATATTTGTAGATTAAAATGACTTCTACGAGGAGACAAACATGGCAGGTCAAGTATCACCTGGAATTGTATTAAGAGAGCGTGATTTAACCAATTCCGTTGCCGTAGCTACCGAAGCAAATACAGCTGCAATAGTTGGTGCCTTTGAAAAAGGACCAGTTGGAGTAATTACAAAAATTACTAGCGAGCAACAACTTGTTGACACGTTCGGCAGACCAAATAATAACAACTTTGAAGATTGGTATGTTGCTGCAACATTCCTATCATATGGAGGGCAACTTGAAGTAGTAAGAGTTGCCGACGCCAATCTCAAGAATGCTGTTACAGACTATAATACAACTACTCCCAATGCACCTTTAATTACTTCAGTTGATGATTTTGAAGCACAAAAAGGAACTACAACTTTTGCATTTGCTGCTCGTACTCCTGGTACCTGGGGTAGCTCATTGAAGGTTTCGGTGGTAGACGGGAGCGTAACTGCTACTGCTTATGCCTCTGATACTTATCACGGCACAGCAAAATGGTCATCGCTCGCATTAAAACCAGCAAATGCCGATACTTGCCACGTAGCAGTTATTGATGAATCTGGTGCGATTACTGGCATACCTGGGACACTTCTAGAAACTTTCTTATTTGTTTCAAGAGTAGCAACATCAGTTAATAGCGAAGGAGAGTCAAATTTCTACCCAACTGTTGTTAACAAAAAATCAAAATATGTATTTGCAGATGAATTAGTTGCTGCTGGTAGTGTAGATTTATCACTTGATGGCGGTGCAGATGGTTATCAAGCGTCAACAGCTGCATTAGAAACAGCACTTGGCAAATTTGATGATATTGAAAATATCACTATTGATTTTATCCTTGCTGGTGGTAGTGTTAGTTATGGTGCTACTCCTGGTAATGCTACTAAAACTAAAGCTTTAAAAGCAATTTCTATTGCTGCAAATAGAAAAGATTGTGTTGCTTTTGTTTCTCCATATAGAGATTTTGTTGCTCTCTCCGATGCAGCTGCACAGAAAGATGCAATTATTACTTATTTTAGTAGTTTAACGAGTACTTCATACGCTGTTTTTGATAGTGGATACAAATATATTTACGACCGCTATAACGATGTATATCGTTACATTCCTTGCTGTGGAGACGTTGCTGGTCTTTGTGTACAAACTTCGATAACTTTAGAAGATTGGTTCTCGCCAGCAGGTTTACAAAGAGGTAACTTAAGAAACGCTATTAAACTTGCCTATACACCATCTAAATCCCACAGAGACGAATTATATCAAAACAGAATTAATCCTATTACATCATTCCCTGGTCAAGGAATTGTATTATTTGGTGATAAGACTGCTCTATCAACTCCAAGTGCTTTCGATAGAATCAACGTCCGTCGTTTATTCCTTGCACTAGAAAGAAGAGTCGGATCTGTTGCTAAAACAGTATTATTTGAATTGAATGACGAAACAACTAGAAACGCTTTCTTCACTACAGTTAATGCTTACATGGAAGAAGTTAAAGCAAAGAGAGGAGTTACTGACTTCTTAGTTGTTTGTGACGAAACCAATAACACACCAGATGTTATTGACAGAAATGAGTTTGTGGCTGAAATATATGTAAAACCATCAAGGTCGATTAATTATATTACCATCACTTTTGTTGCTACTAAGACGGGTGTTTCATTCGCTGAAGTAACTGGTCAAGTTTGATTTTATAAAATTTAACAAAGAGGTAAAAAACAATGACTATTAACAGTAGCGTAAGTCAATTTTTAAGCACCGTAAAACAAGGTGTAAGAAATAATTTATTTTTAGTAGAATTTAGCTTTCCAACAATCCTTGGATCTGAAATTCCTACTAATACTGTGACTAACATGCTCTGCAAATCAGCAGCACTTCCTGCTTCTAATCTAGGCGTTATTGAAGTTCCTTTTAGAGGAAGGACAGTTAAAATTGCTGGAGATAGAACATTCGATACTTGGACCGCCACATTTATTAATGATAGAAATTTTGAGATCCGTCATGGAATGGAAAAATGGATGGAAGGAATAAATAAGCATGAAGCAAATACTGCTATTGGTTACAAACCAGAGGCTGGCGGCGCCGCAAATGGATATTTGGCAGATTTAACCGTAACTCAGTTGGAAAGAGATGAAACGCCAACTGGATCCAACTTAAGAAAATATTTCTTCAAAGGTTGTTTCCCAACTAACATTTCTCAAATTGATCTTGCTTATGATAGCAATGACCAGATTGAAGACTTTACGGTTGAATTCCAAATCCAATATTGGACTGCAGAAAAAGGAACTGCAGCTGGTGTATTGGGCGGTAAAATTGAGTGATAAATAGTGTATCAGTGAAATAATTTAAACATGAGTCAACTATTTGGTTTTTCAATAAACGGGGCTGTTTCTAAACCAAAAGGACAGTCCCCTATACCACCTAGTCAAGATGATGGAGTAGCTACCGTTGCTGGTGGTTACTTTGGTCATTATGTAGATATAGAAGGCGTAGCGCGTAATGAGTTTGATCTCATTAGGCGCTATCGTGATATGGCGTTACATCCAGAAGTTGATAGTGCTGTTGATGAAATTGTTAATGAAGCAATTGTAAGCAATGAAGACCAATCCGCAGTTTCTATCGAGTTATCCAACCTAGAAGTTGGTGAAGGAATTAAAAATAAAATTCGTAAAGAATTTGAATATATTAAAAAACTTTTAAATTTTGATAAGAAAGCACACGAGATATTTCGCAACTGGTATATTGATGGCAGAACATACTATCATAAAGTAATTGATCATGCAAATCCTAAAGGTGGGATTACTGAGTTAAGATATATCGACCCACTCAAAATTAAAAAAGTAAAGCAGAGAATACAAGATAGAGAAAAATCATCACAACAGATGATGAGTAAAGGTGATGGATCTTCTCTTACTGCTGATGCTTATGATTTTGGGGAGTATTTAGAATACTACCTTTACAATCCAAAAGGTTTCATTTCATTTGCAGGTGGTCCAGACCCAATGCAAGGCGGCATAAGATTTGCTGCAGATTCTATTACATTTGCACCTTGTGGATTGATGGATTTAAACAAGAAGATGAATTTAAGTTATCTTCATAAGTCTATCAAAGCACTCAATCAACTTCGCATGATTGAAGATAGTCTTGTTATCTATAGACTATCACGCGCACCAGAAAGAAGAATTTTTTATATTGATGTAGGTAATCTTCCTAAAGTAAAAGCAGAGCAGTATCTCCGCGAAGTGATGAATCGCTATCGCAATAAACTTGTGTATGATGCAAGCACTGGAGAAATTCGTGATGACAAAAAGCATATGAGTATGCTTGAAGATTTTTGGTTACCTCGCCGTGAAGGCGGCAGAGGCACAGAAATCACCACACTCCCTGGTGGGCAGAATCTAGGTGAGTTGAAGGACGTAGAGTATTTCCGTAAGAAACTTTACAATTCACTTAACCTTCCACCTTCACGTCTTACAGATGACAACAAAGGTTTTAATCTTGGTAAGACTACAGAAGTATTAAGAGATGAATTAAAATTTAACAAATTTGTAGGAAGACTTCGCAAGAAATTTTCTTGCGTATTTCATGACATGCTTAAGACTCAACTAGTCTTAAAGGGTATTATCACTCCAGAAGACTGGGAGGATATGGAAGAAAATATTCAGTATGATTTCATCTTCGATAATCATTTCTCCGAGTTAAGAGATGCGGAGTTAATGAATACTCGCTTAGATATTCTAATGAAAATTGATCCTTTTGTGGGCAAATACTATTCAATTGAATATGTAAGAAAACAAATTCTTATGCAGACAGACATACAGTATGACGAAATTAATAAGCAAATGAAGAATGATATTGGTGCTGGTATTACACCCGACCCAGTGCATACTAACAAAATGAATGCTAAAGCATTGGAATTATCTGCAATGCCGCCACCTGCTCCTGCACCTGCTGCTTCTAAAGCATCATCGTCAAGCAGTGATTCTTGATAAATAATTATTAAACAGTTAAATTATATGGACACTATTGATATCATCAATGCCATCGCAGATGGTAATAAGATTGACGCTATGGATAAAATTAATGACCATCTTTATGCTAAAGCAGCAGAAAACATGAAGTCATATAAAGAAATTCTAGCACAGTCTTTCTTTGTTTCACAAGAAGAAACTCCAGAAGAAGGTACAGAAGAATGAAACTAATTACCGAGAGTATTGAGGACGTACAAGTTCTTATTGAAGAATCAAACGGTAAAAAAATTCTACACATTGAAGGTGTATTCCTTCAAGGGGATATTAAAAATCGTAACGGACGTGTATATCCATTTAACGTTTTAGAGCGTGAAGTAGCGAGATACAACGAAAGTTATGTTGCCGCTGGACGTGCTCTTGGTGAGTTAGGACACCCCGATGGACCTACTGTAAATCTAGATAGAGTTTCACATAAGATTGTTTCACTCAAAGCAGAAGGAAGCAACTTTATTGGCAAAGCACAAATTCTTTCCACTCCTATGGGAAACATCGCTAAGTCACTTCTAGAATCAGGAGTAAAACTTGGCGTATCTTCAAGAGGTATGGGTTCTATTGAAGAGCGCAACGGTGCTAATTATGTCCGCGATGATTTCATGCTTGCAACAGCAGCTGATATCGTAGCAGATCCTTCTGCACCAGACGCTTTTGTGAATGGAATTATGGAAGGAAAAGAGTGGGTGTGGGATAATGGAATCTTAAAAGAATCAAAAGTTGCTAAATACCAAAGATATATTTCCGAGGCAACTCGCAAAAATATTGAAGAGAAGTCTCTCAAAGTCTTTGAGGACTTCATGTTTAATTTATAAAATTAATAAATAATCATAGAATATAAATGTATAACTGTACAGGGGAAACCAAAGATGTCAGATATGTTAAACGAAAAGTTTGAAGAATTTATTGCTGAAAATGGTGATCCTATGCCATCGGTCGGAAGCTCCGTTGTGCCTGGGAGTCCAGTTGCTAGTGGATATATGAAGCCAGTAACAGGTCAAACAAATACAGCTGTAAATGCAAACGCAGCGGGTGGTAGAGATCCCATGCCAACAGTGCCAACTTCGGTTGTCCCTGGTCAGTCAACAGAAGATGACGGCGGATCTACTTTTGAAAAACCAGAAGGTGAAGACAATCCTGGTGCAAAAGCAGCGTCACATAACAAGAAGGTTGCTGATGGTCACGTAGTTCGTGACAATCATCAAGATCCAGCACCATCAGTTAAGTCATCTGGTTATCAAATTCCTGGTGGTCCTAACAACACTAAGGTGTTTGGTATGGAAGAAATCGATTACTCATCTGATGATGACATCGAAGCCCTTGTAGAAGGAGAAACAATCACTGATACTTTCAAAGAAAAAGCAAAAACAATCTTTGAAGCTGCCGTTAAGGCAAAAATCAATGAGCAAGTTTCCTTCATTCAAGCACAATATTCTACTAAACTAGCAGAAGAAGTTGAAGCAATCAAAACTTCACTTGCTGAGAAGGTAGACGAAACCCTTAACTACGCTATCCAAAATTGGTTAGAAGAAAACGTAGTTGCTATTGATACAGGTCTCAAGCTTGAAATTGCTGAGAATTTCATGAAGGGTCTCAAAACAGTCTTTGAAGAAAATTACCTCGATATTCCCGACGACAAAGTTGATCTTGTCGAAGGAATGAATACCGAGCTTTGTGAAATGGAGCAGCGCCTAAACGAACAGATTGAGCGCAATATTGAATTAAATAATCGTCTTGCTGGTTTCAACAAGACCGTAATCCTAAATCAAATTTCTGAGGGTCTCGCTGATACTCAGAAAGAAAAACTAGCTTCATTGGCAGAAGGTGTAGAGTTTATTTCGGAAGAAAACTTCCGTGAGAAACTTGTCACTCTTAAGGAATCATATTTCCCTAAATCTGTAGCTAAAGAAGTAGTTGATGAAACACCAGTAGCGGGTGAGGGACAAGAAGTGTCACCTCAAATGCAAGCCTATATGGCAGCAATCGCTCGCTGGACTTGATATAAATCATAAACCCAATTTTTCCAAACATCCAAACGGAGTTAAAAATGTTTAACGCAGAAATGTTACAGGAAAAGTGGGCACCCGTTCTCAATCATTCAGGAGTCACCGAGATTTCTGATGCTCACAGAAAGGCTGTCACCGCTGTCCTGTTAGAAAATCAAGAAAAATTTATGCGCGAAGAGCGCGGTGTGCTTAACGAAGTTGCAGTAAACTTCGCTGGCGCAACTAATATGACTGGTGCAGCTGCATCGACTGGCGCTATCGCTGGTTTCGATCCTGTGCTCATCAGCCTAATTCGTCGTGCAATGCCTAACCTCGTTGCTTACGACATCTGTGGTGTACAACCAATGAGCGGTCCTACTGGTCTTATCTTCGCAATGAAAGCGAAGTATGAGAATCAGGGTGGCGAAGAGGCGCTATACAACGAGCCTGATGCAGGTTTCTCTGGTGGCTACGATGCTGCTAAGGGCGATTACAACGTCCGTAACCAAGCAGGTTCGGGTGGAGATATGGAGGGTAACAACCCTGCAGTTCTTAATGACAGCACTCCTGGCACCTATGAGCGTGGATCAAAGATGACTCGTGCAGAGTCAGAGCAACTCGGTGAAGCTGGTTATCTCTTCCGTGAGATGGCATTCAGCATCGAGAAGACTTCGGTTACCGCCAAGTCACGCGCTCTCAAAGCTGAATACACTCTAGAGCTTGCACAAGACCTTAAGGCAATTCACGGTCTTGATGCTGAGCAAGAGCTTGCTAACATTCTCTCTTCAGAGATTCTTGCTGAAATCAACCGTGAAATCATCCGCACAGTTTATTTCGTTGCTAAGAAAGGTGCTCAGCACAATGTTGCAACTCCTGGCGTATTCGACCTCGATGTTGACTCCAACGGTCGTTGGATGGCAGAGAAGTTTAAGGGTCTTCTATTCCAGATTGACCGCGACGCTAATGCTATCGCTCAGGAAACCCGTAGAGGTAAGGGCAACTTCATCATCTGCTCAGCAGACGTTGCTTCAGCTCTCAACCTAACTGGCGCTCTCGATTACGCTCCTGCTCTCAGCACTTCAATGAATGTTGATGACACTGGTAACGTATTCGCTGGCACCCTCAACGGTCGCGTTAAGGTTTACATCGATCCATTCGGTGGTCCTTCCTACACCCAAAGCACTGCTTCTAAGCACTACTATGTAATGGGTTATAAGGGCACCTCACCTTATGATGCTGGTCTATTCTATTGCCCATACGTTCCTCTCCAAATGGTTCGTAGCATTGGTCAAGACACCTTCCAGCCTAAAATTGGATTCAAGACTCGCTACGGTATGGTTGCTAACCCATTCGTTACTACTGATGGTAACTATGGTTCAGCACCTGCTGGCGAGGCAATGAATGCTAACAGCAACCAGTACTACAGAAGAGTACAAATCACCAACATCAACTGATTCAGTTTGATAGTTATGGAGACCCCCCAAAAGGGGGTCTTTTTTTATGCACCTAAATAAAAATAAAACACTATGGCACAGTCTAAGTGGTATTCGGAGCAACCAAAAAATAGAAATTTTCTTGCTCCTACAGGATTTAAAATGGACTTGGATTTATTTCCAGGAGTAGATTTCTTTTGCCAACGTGCAAATATACCCGATATCAATTTACCTTCAATTGATGTCCCAACCAGATTTAGATCTATCCCATTAGCAGGTGCTGGTGGCATACAGACTGGAGATTTAAATCTCACATTTATTATTGATGAAGAATTAAAAAATTATATGTCTATTCAAAATTGGATAAAAGAATTTGGATTGTATGAAGAACATGCACACAAAGAATTACAAACTTCTAATGGAAGATTAGAAATTACAAATAGTAATAATAAAATTGCTGCATATGTATCATTTGAAAATCTTTTTCCAATATCACTAACCGAAGTAAGATTTGATGTTGAAGATACTGAAGTAAATTATTTTACAGCAGATGCAACTTTTAAGTATACAAAATTTGAATTACGAGATAAGAAAAATAAAAAATTATGAAATTTGATGACCTGAAAACACTCTTTAATCATGTTAGATCAGAATGGGAAGAAGATTCAAAGATTGACTTCCAATTCAAAAACAAACAATACTCAGCAGACCTAGCACAAATATCGCTAGACATTCCTTACCAGCACAATAAATATTTAAACTTCTACAACGATTTCTCAACAGAAAAAACAGCACTGGAATTCCAGTATCGTATGAAGTTAAAACAAAAAAGAGAATACTATCAAGGGGAAGCAGACCCCGAAGTTTATAAAGAAAAACCTTTTGGACAATCCATTAAAACATCCGAGAAGATGAAAGTATATCTTGAGGCGGATGAGGATTTGATTAACATTGAAATGAAGATAGAGTTTATTAGTAAGGCACTCTACTTTTTGGATAATATTCTTAAGATGATATCCAATAGAAGTTTCCAGATTAAAAACGCTATCGAGTGGGAGAAGTTTATTAATGGTAGCACCTAATGAAATTGGTAGTAAAAAAGAAGAATGAAGTATTCCTGCAAATAACTACCGAGCCAGGAATACACATGGAGTTATCAGACTATTTTACGTTTGATGTTCCTAACGCTAAATTCATGCCACTCTATCGTAACAAAATGTGGGATGGAAAAATTCGTTTGTATTCTCCTGGCACTGGAGAATTATATTGTGGTCTCACAGACCATTTAAGAGAATGGGCATCTTTTAAAAACTACCAATTATCTTTTGAGGACAATAAATTTTATGGTCATGTAGACGACAAAGACTTGCTGATATCTTTAGAAGGTGTCAAATACTTTATGAATAAAATTTGCGTTAAACATAAACCAAGAGATTATCAATATAAAGCAGTTTACGAAGCATTAAAAAATCACAGAAAACTTTTGTTGTCTCCTACAGCATCTGGGAAATCTTTGATGATTTATTCTCTTGTTAGATATTATGTTAGCAACAATAAACGTATTCTTATTATCGTGCCTACGACATCTTTGGTAGAGCAAATGTATTCTGACTTTGCAGATTATGGTTGGAATGTGGAAGAGTATTGCCACAAAATCTATGGAGGTAAAGATAAAAATACCGATAAACATGTTGTTATTTCTACTTGGCAATCCATCTATAAGTTTCCCAAAAGATACTTTGATGATTTTGATTGTGTAATTGGCGATGAAGCACACCAGTTTAAATCAAAATCTTTAACTGGCATTATGACTAAGTTACATCAAGCTAAGTATCGGTTTGGATTTACTGGCACACTTGATGGATCTGCTACTCACAAATGGGTGCTTGAAGGATTGTTTGGACCTTGTGCTCAAGTAACTAAAACAGATAAGTTAATTAAAGAAGGACACTTATCAGAATTTCAAATTAAAATTCTTCTTCTTAAACACGAACCTCAGATGTTTTTTTCATATCAAGAAGAGATTGATTACTTAGTTGCACATAAAAAAAGAAATAACTTAATTAAAAATCTTGTAAAAGATTTAAAAGGAAATACTCTAGTGCTATTCAACTATGTTGAGCGTCATGGTATGCCATTATACGAGAGCATAAATAATAGCATAGGAAAAGACCGAAAGGTATTTTTTGTTTACGGTGGAGTGGATACCGAAGAAAGAGAAGAAATTAGAAGTATTACTGAGCGAGAAAAAAACGCTGTTATCATTGCTTCTTACGGTACATTTAGCACTGGCATCAACATTAAAAATCTACACAACATTGTGTTTGCCTCTCCATCTAAATCAAGAGTAAGAAATTTACAATCTATTGGCAGAGTCCTCCGTAAAGGAGAAGGAAAAGAATTAGCAACTCTTTATGACATTGCTGATGATATCTCAGAAAAACCCCATAAAAATTATACTCTAAAACATTTAGAAGAAAGAATTAAAATTTATCAAGAAGAAAATTTTAAGTATGAAATTATAAAAATTAACATAGGATAATTATGGAAGAAGAATTCTATGCATCAATTAAATTAATGTCAGGTGAAGAAATAGTAGCTAAAGTTTCGTACGATGCAGACGAAGATGTTTTAATTATTGAAAATCCTCGCCTAGTAAATACTGTTGAAATGAAACGAGGTAGATCAGCGGTCAAAGGTTTTACTTTTGAAACTTGGATAGCAGCAACCTATGACGAAATGTTTGTTATAAAAAAAGACCACATTATAACAATTACTGAATTAGATTCTAAAATTCAAAAATTTTATGAAAGAGCTTTACTAAAAGAAAACGGAAATGATGCATCTACCAAAGTAGATGTTAAAAATCAAAAAGGTTATCTAGCATCAATTAAAGAAGCTCGTAAGTCTTTAGAAGATATATTTAATAAAAGCTAATATATCTTTGAAGCGCGACATCGCTAATTATACACGGATTATACGGGGTTGTCAAGCCCCTTGCAAACTCCATAATTTTGTGTTACAATATGCACAAAGGATATTAGCAAAATGGCAAAAAGGAAAACAGAAAATTACGTTAACAATAGAGATTTTCTTGATGCGTTAATGATTTATCGCAAACAAATCCTTTTGGCGGAGCAAGAGGGAAAATCAAAACCTCGTGTGCCACCTTATATTGGGGAGTGTTTTCTTAAGATTGCTACTCATCTATCATATAAACCAAACTTTGTTAACTACATGTTTAGGGAAGACATGATATGTGATGGTATTGAAAATTGTTTACAATACATTCACAACTTTGATCCGAGTAAATCAACTAATCCTTTTGCTTATTTTACTCAAATTATTTACTTTGCTTTCCTTCGCCGTATTTCTAAAGAAAAAAAACAATTAGAAATTAAAGCTAAAATCTTAGAAAAATCAGGATTTGATGAGGTATTATATACAGACAGTTACAGTGGTGACATGGCTGGTTATAATAGCAGTCATTCTGATATGAATAGTATTAAAGAAACTCTTGAGATGAGATCTAAACGATGACAGTAGCATTGATTACAGACCAACATTTAGATGGGAGAAAAGGCAGTGTTGCGTTTTGGGAATACTTCAAAAAATTCTACGACGACATCTTCTTTCCCACTCTCGAAAAACACGGAGTCAGAACTATTATTGATCTTGGTGATACGTTTGATAATCGTAAGGGGATCGATTTTAATGTTTGGAGCAGGGTGCGTCAACATTATTTTCAACGTCTTGAAGATA